GGGTCAAATGCCATTATTGAATTCCTAATTTTTTCTTAATTTGTGCTGCTCTAGGGTCGCTTGGGTTTGCATTGGCCCATTGCATTGCTTGTTGGTCTTGTGCAGTAAGTTGTTTAGCTTTAATTTCAGCAGGCGCACCAACAGCCGCTTCTACATCTAGCTTATTGCGTTGCGCAATGCCAGCATATTCACCACGCTTTTGGTTAAATTGTTCAGCAGAAGCGTTATAAAGTTTATTACTTAAATCAACAAAATCTTTTCTTTGATTAGGAGTTAACTTTGTGCCATCAATTACCATTTGAGCGTAATTTTTAACTCTGTCTTCTACGCCTGTAGCAGCCATAGCCATACCTAATTCAGACTCACGCACTACTGAGCCTGGGTCTAAAATCTTCATTACTTTAGTAGCCGCAGCTAAGTCGCCAGCAGGGGAAGCCATTTTTGCGGCTTGGTCAATTTGGTTTTTAGCAGCTTTAGTTTCTTCAAAACCTTTATAAACAGGTTCAGCCCTAAAATCACTGCGCAATTTAAGCGCATTGTCAAAACCATGCTGCCCAGTATTAACAGAAATGTTAGTGCCTTTAGCTTGATTTTGAGTTTGCAAAAATTGAGCGTATTGTGGGTTTCTAAGGGCTTCTGTAAATTCACGCACAGAAGTTGGTTGTTCTGGAATAGCGGCTTTAACCAAAGCGCCTTGGAATGGTGAAGCGCCACCATAAGTATTTGGCAACGCTAAAGCACCAGTTACATCGCCTCTTTGAATTGCCTGAATTGCTGCTTGTCTTTCAGACTCACGACCTTGGCGAATGGCTTTAGCTAATTCTAATTGTTTTCCTTCTGCGGCTTCCATACCCTTTGAGCCAACATAAGCGGCAAACAATGGCGCTAGTTGTTGAGTAATAGCAGGCGCAACATATTGCCCTGAAATCATTTGACCTTGTGGCTGTTGAAAAGCCTGTTGCATTAACAATTGAGCCATCTTTTGCTGACGGCTAATGTCTTGCATTTCAGGTTGAAAGTCAGTAGGAATCCCACCCATTAAATTATCTGCCATGATTATTCCTTAAAACTTTATGCCACCAAAACCGCCACCGCCAACAGGATTTATACCAAATCCACCAGAACTTCCGCCACCGCCAAACATACTTGTTAAACCGCTAAATGTGCCTGTTGGGGCCATTAAAGCCATACCGCCAAGACCCATTAAACCGCCAAGCATTTGTGAATTTCTTGCTTGTTCAGCGTTATAACTAGCTAATTGGTTTTGGTAAGAAGCGTTTGTAGCGCCCAAAATATCAGCGCCAGCAGTAGTTTGTTGTGCAGGTGGGTTAACATAATTAGGTGTGGCTAAAGACTTAACGCCTTGCGCATAAGCCAATGGTGACTGTAAATTTGTGCCATAAGAACTTAATTGTTGACCAAAACCAATTTGGTTTGCTTGGTTTCCAAGTTGCGCATTAGACAAAGCTTGGTTATACATTTGGTTTTGTACTTGTGCGCCACCTAAACTAGCTTGAGTTAACAAGTCATTTTGCTGTTGTGCAAGTTGTTGTTTAGCTTGGTTATAAGCTTGTGAACCAGGCATAATTCCTTGGTTTGCAAGCTGTTGGTCAGACTGTTGGTTTTGTTGCTGAATTTGTGGGTTTAAGCGTTGCAAAATAGCATTAGTCGCCTTGTCCCAACCTTCTTGCCCTGTTACGCTAGGGTCAACACTTGTTTGTAACGGGTTTACATCAGCGCTAAAAGGGTTGTAGTTATACCCAGAAACAGCTTTTTGTGAGGCTGTTACAGCAGGTTGCAATTCAGGCGCTACAGATTGCGTGGCAGACCATATTGGGTTGCCTTGCTCGTCTGTGCCAGTTTGAGCATAATTTAAATTGCCATAAGGCGTGTATTGATTTACACGGTTGGCTGCCGCAGCCGCTTGAGCCGCCTTTAAGTTATTTGCCGCAGTTGCATTAGCTGCACCTGTGTAATCTGGTGCTGCTGGAGCGCTACTGCCTCCGCCTAATAAACCGCCTACTGCACTAGCTACTCCGCCCATTACCTTCTCCTTGTTGTAACCATTTGCATTGATTACGCTTCATTGCGACTACAATAAGGTCACCTTCAGGGTGTCCATAAGGTATGTCAGCTACCTGCTCAAAGCCAAGTTTTCGGCACAAATTCAAGGACTTAACATTGCCTTTGAATATAGGTGCTAGTATAACCTTAACTTCAAGTTTGTTGAAGGGGTAATCAAAGATTGCAAACAGCAAGTCTTTGTTTAACCAATACACATCCGTAGAAGCAACATGAATTTGACAAGAATTTGGGGTTAAATTGTTGTACCCAAGGACAGCTATTAAATTGCCGTCTTTTTCCTGTCCAATACACGCTGTTTCTAGCGGATATTCAAACTTTCCTACTTCCGAAAGCCAATCTCTTAATTTTGACTGGTTTTCGGTTGTAATTCTACGCATTACAATACTGTACCTTTTTCCATAACATAGTCAGTGGAAACCCAATGCACATCAATACCTTGGGAAACAATGTTTAAGTTAACGCCTGCGGCATAGCCTAAACCACTTACACCTTGCCAATTGCGATAAACAATAAGATTTCCAGCCCAGTTATAGTTATCCCATGTAGCGTCATCCCATACGCCTACTGTAGTAGGTACAGATTGAAATGACACTTGACCAAGGTTGTTTTGGGTTTGAAAGTCAGTATTAATACCAGCATAAACGCCAGGTGCGCCAGCATCTACCAAGAATGTAGGGCGAATCATTGTGAAACGCTTTTGTTGTCCTGGCATATCAAAATAGCTATAAGCCTGTTGGCAAGTGCCTGAAATTGGCTGTCCGTCATCAGCATAACCATTCCAAAACTGCCCTACAAAGCCATCGCCACCAAAATAAAGGTCGTCATTGTGCATTTCAAATACAGTAGTTTCTATACCTGAGAAGCTGCACCAAGCCTTAGAAATAGTGTGCATTACATACTGCTCTGTGCCTGCTGGGTTAGGAATGTTAATAAGAAGCATATTGGGCTTGGCATAATAAATAGCTTGCCAACCGTATTCGGTAGAATAAGCGTCTGCTTCACGGCTAATTTCGTAAAATATCTTGTCTGTAATGTTTATACGGGGGTCTAAACGGCTAGACTGCAAAGCAGCAGCTAAAGGTACTAAACCGTCTTGGGTAAGCAATAGAATGTCGCCAGAAAACTTAAAGAAAAATCTACGGCTAAATATGTAACCTAATTGCCATACGCCTTTTAAAGCCCATGTAGCGGCAGTGGTAGGGTCTGTACCGTTATAGACAATAACTTCACCCATGTTGGTCGCAAATACTGCATAGTCATCAGCGCCTTGTCCAGCGTCTAATGTCCAAGTTGCCATTCCCTGTACAAAACCACCATTACGAGCAATTCCACCAAAATCTAATGGGAAAGCATCTCCACCTAAAGCGTTTACAGGCATGTACCACACATTCATGCTGTTTTCTTCGGTGAAGTATAGGCGATTTTTAAATAGGTTTACATGAATAAACTTATTGGAATTAATGCTGTAAGTAGTGCCACCCGTAGTGCCGCCTTGAATACCAAGAACAGTATATGTGCCACTTGCAGCAACTACAGTAGAAGTCCCAGTAGAAACAAAAGTAAAGGTTGTAGGGCTTGTAACTGTAATTACATGAGAGCCTAAAAATGTAGCCTCACTAGAAGCGGTAATAACTACTTTATTATTAGTTGCCAAACCATGTGCTGTAGAGGTTGTTACGGTAGCTACATTGGAAGGGCTTGTGCGAGAAATACCGCTAATTGCTATGGCAGTCGTGGTTGTAGCCATAGTAAACCATACAGAACCGTCAAATACGGTTACTGGGTCAACACCATTACAAGCAACAATATAGTCGCCAGCAGTATTAGAAAAGTTTACATACTGAAACTTGTCATTAGTAATAGTAAATACTTTGGCTGAAGTTGGAGTGTCACAATCGTAAATTCCTGTGCCAGCAGCAGCAAAAATTTGCTGATTTGTTACGCCAGCATAGTTCATTAGGGTATTTACTGGGGTTGTAATACCAATGGTATATGTACCTACAACACTAGCGTTTCCACTTGGCGTGGTAGTCATTGTGTATGTAAATGTAGTTGTACCAGTTACTTCAATTTCATAAACGCCACTATAGTCAACAGGAGTTGTGCCAGTAATAGAAACTCTTGCGCCTGTAGTTAAGCCATGAGCAGAAGCAGTAGTCAAAGTGGCTACAGTGCCAGCATAAGTAATGCTAGAAATCGTTTGTACGCCAGTAGAAGTGGTTAACTGGCTATATCTTGTATAGCCTTTTCTTAACTGCACATCTGTAGGAGTAGGGTATAAATTGTTTAGAGTTACCGCATCTGTAGGTGGCATTGCTGCCAATGAGTCCCTAGCGTTCCAGCCACCAATAGGGGCTGTAATAGACGCAGTATTAGCGGTAAATCTTTTGGCTTGTCCAAATATCATAATTAACTTCCATAGCCAGTGTCAGGGATATTAGCGTAACCAATAAGCACTTTGCTTGGGTATGGGGCAAATGATAAGTTTGGAGCGCCTTTGTCATTAGCTTTAGCAATGCTTAAATAACGCTGATAATCTTGAGTTAATGCAGTAGTGTCAAATGCTTTAATTTGGAAATACTTTAGCTTAGTGTAAAGCACCATAATGCGGTCATCTAACACAGTTGTGTCTGTGTCAGTGGTAAAGCTAGTCTTTACAGCGCCAGTTGCGCTTCTTGCCCAGCCCTTAGACTTGTATTCCCAGCCAATATATTCTTGAGTATTCATTGGAGGCCATACTTGGAATTGGTTGTCCAAAATACGCCAGCGAATACGAGGGCCAGTTGAAATATAACCAGACTTTAGCCATTGCCATTGTTGTGCATCTTCAGGCCCTAATGCTTCCCAATGCTTAGTTTTGTCCCATTGGGTGCGGTCGGTAATAGCTTCAAAGTCAGCAGGCAAGTCATAGGCTGTTTGTGCCAAAACTACGCTACCTGTACCACTCCCAGAAGCCATTTGGCTCATAAGAATGGTGTTTGCGCCTGTGTCAACAGAAACAACTTGAGTGTCTTGGTTAATGTCAAAGCCAGTAATACCCCACTGGTTTGTAACTCCAACAAGGCTAGTACCGCCATCTACAGTCAGGGTAGTAGAACCATTAACTGTAGTGGCATCGGTAGTAATAGCTTGTGTATAGAAGCGATATTGCACCTGCAATGCTTGCCAATCGTACTCTTTAATAAGCTCATATCCAGCAGCGTTCATTAAAGCCAAGATTTGTTGGACATCCGTATTAGGATTACCAGCAACACTTGTAGAAACGGCTAAATTAAGCTCACTTTGAACTTGATTTACGAGTTGGAGCATTGTTGATGACATATTAAGCCTCGACTACTTTCGGTTTACGGGTTTTTGGGGTCTTTTCCGCAACAGCCGCAAGTATCGCTGACATCTGCTCTTGCATAGCAGCCAGCTTCGCCTCTGTTTCAGCCTTTATTTTATCATTTTCTTCACGAAGTGCTTGCATTTCTGCTTCTCTTTGAGCAACTTCTGCTGAATCATTTGCTAAATTTAAGAAAGCCTTGGCTTTTTCACGGAAAGAATGAGGTGACATACCTGCAATCATGCCAATACGCTGTAACTGTTGGTCAGAACAATTGGCTACATCTTCTACCGTGCGGAATTTAATCCCTTTTAACTCTTCTGCTTGACTGCGGCTAATTAAAGTCCATTGTTCTACTGGTGTGCCAATAATTTGCTCTTGATTGCCTACTTGATTTTGATAGTGCGCCCATTGGCGTGGAAAACGCTGTTTGTGGGATTCGTTTGCATAAGTGTCAATTTCAGTTAAATTGTCGCCTGGTACGCAAATCCGTACGAAATCAAATTCTTTAAAAATCGGTCTGCCTGCCGCAATAGACTCATCTTCTTGCTTTACTGACCGTTTATAGAATGTGACTGCTAGTCTTGAGTCTGCATTTCCTTCATCTGATGGAAGCATTGCCATGGTAAATCTCCTTAAGTGGTTAAGGTACTACGGTTTAAAAGAAAAAGGGACTCCCCTTTTGAGAGAGTCCCAGCTTACTACATCTTCAATTGATTAAACTGAAGCCTTGCTGAACCACGCATAGTCACCAGAAACTAATGCAGTAGTTGGGCCAGCATAAGTGCCAGCAGAACCAGTAGCTACAAAAGTTGTGGTGTTAATGGAGCAAGTTGCTGTTGAAGCTGCAATAGCCTCGCCAGCTTTTGCAAACACATAACGCAAACCATCTGAGCCAAAAGTTTCAGCAGAGAGTGGGCCAAACGGTGGTACTTGACCAGCAGGGTAAACAACTGACAAGTCAATGCCAGCAATAGGGAGTACGGTAAATGCCATGATAATTTCCTTTAATTTAATGAGTTAACTATTAATAAATAGGGGTTTCCCCCTATTCATTAACTACCTGTTAACAAGCCTTGTAGGAAGCTGTTAGAGGTTGTCAAGTTACCAGCCCAACCGTACAACTTCACGATTGCGTCTTGGTTAATTGCTTGACGCTCGCCACCGATAGGTACAAAGTTACGCTCTTTGTGTGGGCGTAAGAAGATGTAGTTGGTGTTCAACAGGTACATATATGTAGCTGTTTCTTGTGAGCCATAACCACCACCAAGTACCACATCAGCAGATGTACCGCCACCGTAGAACTTGAGGGAAGCGAAACCAGCAGCGCCAGACTCTTCAG